AAAGAGCGCGAGACGGGGATCGAACCCGTTCCCGCGTCTCTTTCTTGTTTTTGGAGTGGTAAATGGATAAAGATAGTAGAACTCGTAAATGGCAGATTACGATTAATAATCCTGCTGATAAAGGCTTTTCGCATGATAAGATTGTAGAGATTCTGTCAGGTATGAAAAGCCTTGTATATTATTGTGTGTCTGATGAGATTGGTGAAGCTGGTACTTATCATACTCATATATTTTTGGCGGCCGCTAATGCTGTCAGGTTTTCAACTATTAAGAAAAACTTTGAGGGTGGACACTTTGAAATGTGTCAGGGTTCTGCTGCTCAAAATCGTGATTATGTTTTTAAAGAGGGTAAGTGGCGCAATTCTGAAAAGGGTACGACTAACTTATCTGATACTCATATTGAGTGGGGTGAACTTCCTGTTGAGCGCCAGGGGAAGCGCAATGATCTTGATGATTTATATGATATGATTCAGAGTGGTTTTGATGTTCCTACGATTTTGGATATCAACCCCCAGTATATTCTTCAGATTGACAAGTTGGAGCGTGCCAGGAGCATGTTCTTGCATTCAAAATATAAGGATGACAAGCGAGATGTATCTGTAACTTATATTTATGGTCGTACTGGTACAGGTAAGACACGCTCTGTTATGGACGCTTATGGTTATAGTAATGTCTATCGTGTGACGGATTACGCTCATCCATTTGATTCTTATGATTGTGAAGATGTGATAATATTTGAGGAGTTTCGTTCTTCTCTTCCTCTTGGGTGTATGCTTAATTATCTTGATATATACCCTATTAAGTTGCCTGCTCGATATGCTAATAAACAGGCTTGCTTTACTAAAATTTTTATTATATCTAACTGGGAACTTGAAAGACAGTATCAGGAGCTGCAGGTTACTGATAAGGAAAGTTATAATGCTTTTTTGCGTCGTATTGATTATGTTGATATCTTTTTTCCGCTTAATCAGTACCGTTTTAGCCGTGAGCAGTACTTCTCAGGTTTTGTTCCTGCCGTGTATACCCCTTTTGATGAGTTGGAAAATATAATTCATCACTAATCATGTATATATATATGGGTTGCCGTTTGCGCCGTAGCTGTGGTAATGTGGTAAACTCTGCGTTTAGAATATTGTTAATAAGTGGTTTGTCAGGTTGTTGATAACTCGCAAGAGTTATCAATAAGCTGTGAACAACTTATTAATGATATTCTGCTGAGTTTTCCATATTTCCACGGCTTTTTTACTGTCCGGAGAGAATGTATACACGGCAGGAATAAAACCTGAGAAGCGCAGCTCATGTTAAACGGTCAGAAAAAGAAAAAAGAAGCAAAAAAGCAGAAGTTGGGGTATAGTATTACCCCAACTTCTGTGACAATTCCGCTAGCCCTCTCTATTACTGGCTTTGAGCCTGTCACAGAACTTCTGTGACATCTGTGACAAGTGCCATTTTGTGACATTTGTTTTTTACAAATTTTGTAGATATCTTTCTAATCCAATCCCGCAAACCCGCATAAATACTGGCTTTGTAGAACTGTTTAGCCTGGTTTAACCTGGATAACATGATCCATTACCGTTTTAGCCAATCTTTGAAACTGATAACTTACCCGTGTTTATTCTTCCTTTTTGTTCTTCATACTCTTTAATTCTCTGCTTTAATGTGAATACAATTTCTTGATTTAGACTTCTTTCGTTTTCTTCTGCAATCAATTTTAACTTGTCTATGTATTCTTGCTCAATTCTTAATGTTACTCGTGGCATTTCACTTGGCATAATATACCCCCTTTTATAAAAGTTCTTGTTGACAAAGTGATGTCACCTATGTTATATAATAGCTACGGCGTCTAAGTGACGCCAATGTGACACCGACTTGATATTTGCATTTCACCACTCATCAAAATATCATGTCGGCGCTTACATGTCAAATATGGGATTGTATGCAAGAGGCTTAAGCAGACAAACAGAGAGAGTTGCCCGGACGAGACGCGCGTGATGTCCTACGGTTCGCAGGTTCGATTCCTGCCACTCCCAAAACTTTGTAAATGAGGTGAATGAATATGAATTTGATTGAATTATTTTTAGCTGTGGTAAGTTTGTTTCTTCCTGCATTGCTTACTTTTCTTGCTGTTTTTGCGCTTTGCTTGTCTGATAGAGAGGAGAATGATGATGATAAGACTTTGTGATGTTACTCGTTCAATGACTTGTCATGATGAAGTTGAACTGATTTTCATGGGTAATCTTGATTGTGACGCAGCTATTTTCTCAGTCCATTGCATACCAGAAGAATATGACTTGTTATTTGTTCATATGATGACGGTTGTCTGTGATATTGCTAAGTAGCTTCCTGAGCCGTATTTGAGAATTTATCTTTCCGCTGTTTAGATACTTAGGGCTTGATTGGTGTAGAGATGGTTCGATTCCATCTCCAAGCATTGCTCTCAGGAGCATAAATATTTTTAGGAGGTCATTTTTAGAATGGATAAGTTGATTGGTTACAGAAGATTTACTGGAAAGAATGGGAAGAGTTACTGTGTTGCAAATGTTACCTCTGATTTTTCTCCTCGTGATGTTGAGAACGGAGCAGCAGGGCTTGCAGTGAAAGAAGTGTTTCTCCCGGATAACCTGCTTGATTACCTTAAGCCTGCTGATGTTGATAAAGAGTGTCATTTAGAGTATGAAATCACTGGAAGTCGTGCTTTCCTTGTTGGTTTCTCTGTCGTAGGTCACAAGTAATGGAAATTGAGACAGTCGCAGAAACTGTTGAAAGTTCCGGGGATGTTCTAACAACCCTTACTGATATTAAACAGCTCCTGACATTCCTTGTTGTGGTTGTTGTTCTTGCTATTGCATTTTTTCTTTTCAAACAGGGTTGTAAATTTATAGGTCAGTTCTTTTCGTAAATGTCGAAACGCTCCGCCAGGAGCGTCAGTAAGTGGATAAGCTCCTTGCTCTGATGAGACAGCTCCCTGCCTTTGAGGTTGTGCTTAATAAATTCGGAAGGAGGTAAATGCCTATGTTAACAGATGTTGTTACTGCTCAGATGGTGTCAGGTGTTCTTAATGAAATTGTCGGCTTACTCCCAGTAATGATTCCGGCTGCTATTAGTTACATCGCTCTTCGTAAGGGTCTCGGCTTCGTGTTCTCTACACTCAAGAAAGCCTAAGTATTTTCTATTTAATTCATTTACCGCACTATGTGCCGGGTCTGATATAAGTTTACTGCATTTTCTTATATCTGCCCGGCATTTGTGCAGATTGGAGGTTTTAATGTCATTTTTTAGTGAGAAAGTTTTGAAGCGTCCCCCTGCGGAAGAGGTTAAGGGGTATTCGCTTCGTGAGATTGAGATTGCAAGGAAAAACTACAATTACGGTCATAATGTGTGTTTTTATACGGTAATGGTGTGCTTTATTGTTTGGGCTATTCTTTGCTCTGTTTTCAGACCTGATGTTGCTCATGCTTCGGAACTGGTTGGAGGAGATGAACCGATAGTTACAAAGTATGATAATTATGTTATTTGTTCTTCGTCTTCTGGCGCTTCTTCCGGTAAATACTTAGTTCTTGTTAATGGTTCAGGTTCGGGTGAACGTATTAGATTTGATTCTTTTGGTTATTTTTCTTCTTTGGAAGCTGTTGCCTCTGCATTGCAGAATGGTACTTTTAAATCGGGTAATTCCGGAGATTTTATATTTCCTTTTGCCGGTTATGATATTGTTGAATATTGTTCGCAAGATTTTACATGGAGTGGTCAATCTTTTCAAAAAACCCCTTACCTAGTTCATACGGAAACGAGAGTGGGGGGTCTGACAGCTCCGGAGATAGTAAAGGCGATAATGATTCAAGTTCTTGGCTTGGTTCCGTTGGTTCTTGGTTTAGCAGTCTCGGCGATAGGCTTACGGAAAGCTTTAGCAATGGTCTTTCAAAGGTTGCGGAGAGCTTAAACGGTTTAAAAAACAATATTGTATCCTCTTTTAAGGATTTGTCTAACTGGTTGACTAATCTCGGTGATAAAATCGGCGGTTTCTTTTCTGATTTAGGTGATAAGCTCGGAAACTGGTTTGATAAACTGGGCGAGAAGTTAAAGGAAATTGGAGAATTTATCATTGACATACCGGGGAATATTATTGACCTGTTGGAGAAGCTGCTCAAGAAGTTGTTTATTCCTGACGAGGGTTTCTTTGATTCCCAGGTGCAAGAAGTAAGAGACAAGTTTTCATTTGCTGATTCTTTATGTGGTACAGCGGAGAATGTTCTCGGTGCTATGTCAGGAGAATCTGCTGTTTCACTTGCTTCTGATTCTGATATCGCTGTTTATTCTGATGAACCTGACATTGAAGTATATTCCGGTGGTGGTCATGGCTTTGACGATTCTTCGAGTGGCAGCGGCGGCGGTTCTAGTTTTGGAACTTCTCCTCAATTTACTTTTGATTTTTCTTCTGCTAAAACTCATTGGAATTATGGCGGTTCTGTTGTTCGTGTGAATCTTGACTGGTTATCACCTTATCGTGAGACAATACAGGCGCTTATCCGTGCGTTTGTGTGGGTTGTGTTTATTATTAATACTTATAAGGATTTACCAAACATTATTAACGGATTTAATTCGTCTGCTATATCTACCGCTAATGCAGCTCCAGGGGGTGATTCAAAGTGATAATTGCAGGTTTGTTGTATGTTCTTTTTTCACTTGTTAAGGGTATCTTAACACTTATTCCTGATTATGCCTGGAATGTTGATTCGGTTGCTCTTACTAACTTTTATGAGGCGATTAGAATGGTTTTCTATATTGTCCCTAAAGATGTTGTTATTTCAATTATTGGTATAACAATTGTCCTTACAAATATTAAAATCGGTGTTGCTGTTATTAAAACAATATGGCAGATATTACCGTTTACTTAATGGGTGGTGTATATGATTAAAAGTTTTTTATTGGTGTTTTGGCAGATACTGAAATATCCAATTATTGTTATTTTATGCGTCCTTGGTTTCTTCCTGCTGATGTATTTGTTGTTTATTGGCTATGGTCTTGTATTTCAGCATAGGAAGATTAAAAAGGGTACGCATAAGCCTATAAAGAAGCGTCCTGCTCTTCTTCGTCTTGTGTGGGATTTTCCTAAGCAGCTCGCAAATGATTTTTTCGATTTAGATCCTGATGACTTTCCTTATAAAGGCTGTGTCATATTCACAGGTCGTCAGGGTAACGGAAAAACTATCGCAATGGTTGAATATGGTTTGCGTATGAAGAAAGAGTATCCTCTTTCAAAGCTGATTACTAATCTTTGTGTTTCAGGAGAAGATGATATTCTTGACCACTGGAAGAAACTTGTTACATATTCTAATGGCTCTAAGGGCGTTATCTGCCTTATTGATGAGACGCAAAACTGGTTTTCTTCTACCCAGTCGAGAAACTTTCCTCCTGAAATGCTTCAGGTTATTACCCAGAACAGAAAGAACAGGAGAATTATTCTTGGTACTGCACAGAACTTTTATCTGCTTGCTAAGGCTATCAGGTCTCAGTGTACGGAAGTTAGAGAGTGTCGGACATTCTTCGGTTGTATAACTCTTGTTCGCCGCAAAGAGCCGATTCTTGACGCAGAGGGTAATGTGACTGAATGGGATAAGAAAGGCTCTTATTTCTTTGTGCATGACAGAGAATTGCGTGATTCTTATGATACTTACAAAGTTATTGAAGCGTTGTCTCATAGTGGTTTTAAAGACGGCGCAGATGTTTTAAATCGTTTTGTGTTGTTGGTGTTGTGTCTGGTGCGAAAGAGGAGACACGAAAGAATCAGAACATTAAAAGGGTGGTGGCTTTATGACTAAAGATGAATGGCTGTCAATTGGATATAGTAACCATGTTATTGAAGATGTTCCCTCTGATGATAGTGTCAGGTTCTCTGTTGTTTATGCTCAGTGGTTTGTTATGAAAATGCATAAGATAAAGAGACAGTCACTTGACCGGATAGAGGTTACTTACAATAAATATTATCTTGGTTCTGAACTTGAAGCCATGTTTGTTCATGCCATAGATAAAAAGGTTGTTGCTTCATTTTTGAATAACATAGTTGTTAATTATGCTGTTACTTATAAAGAGTTAGGTCGCATTTGGCAGATAGTGAACAATGTTCTTGTATATGCCCATGATATGGAGATAGGTTATTGTCCTTTGGTTGACTGGGGATTTGTCAAGCGTTCCTTGTTTGTAAATGATGTTGTTAAGCCTTTCAAATGTGAGTATATGATTAGTGATTCAGACCGTGCTTCTATTTTCCGCGGTGTTCTTGATGATAATATATATCCTTTGAAGCGTTCTGCTTGTATATTGCTACTTATGAATTTTTCTCTTGGTCTTCGTATCGGTGAGTTGGCTTCTCTTAGATTCTCTGATTTTGACCTTGAATATAAGGTTGTCCGTATTTATAAAAACGAGGTGAAGTATTTTCCCCGTGATGATAAAGGTGTCCGTTCAGGTCCTCTTGTTTATGAGGTTGTTGACAGTGTCAAAACTGACAGCTCTTTTCGTGTGCTGCCATTAACAGAGGAGTGTATATATTTGTATAACCTGATAGTGGAATATCATAAAACTGTGGGATATGACAGCAAATTCCTTTGTTATGACGGAACTGATGTTATTATGACTCGGTCTCTGGAGAGAACTTTATCCCGGTTATGTGTCTTATTAGGTATTAGTCATATTAATTCTCACCGTATCAGGAAGACTTATGCTTCACTCCTGCATAATAACGGTGTGCCTACTCGTGTTATAACCGACTTGTGCGGTCATAAGGATATGGAGACAACGGAGAAATGTTACATATTGACTTATGAGGGCGGTTATTCCGCTTATATGGAGCGTATTAATTACGCACTTAATAATTATATTGATAGAGGTGTAAAATGAAGACTTTAGCTTTCGGATTCCTTGCTGTGTTTATGTTGCTTGCTACAGTGTGGCAGCTTATCCAGTTTAAGGATTATATTCGATATCGCTTAGACAGATTTGTTTCTAAGCATAAAGAAAGCGCCCTGAATAATCAGGACGCTAATTAATTTCGAAAGAGCGCGAGACGGGGATCGAACCCG